TGAGCCATATTATCGGAATAGAATAGACGACTCGTTACAGCCTCACCATAACCGCCAAGCGTAAACTTGCCTTTTTTGCGAGAGGCACACTTATCGCATTTACCTCTGACTGCGCTTTTATCTAACTTCGAACTGGTGAGAGAATCGCTCTGCGCCTTCATCTTACAAGGACAATTCGTCAAGAGGAAAGCTCCGATCGACACAATGATTAATAGACGTTTCATTTTGTTTTTGTTCTTGGTTTAATTACTTCTGATTTTGTTACAAAATTAGAGTTTTTGCGTTACTAGAACAATACCTAAATGTAGGTAAATTTATCAAATATAAAGAAATAAAAACATATTTTCAAGAGTTTGTATCCCTATTTATTATTAGTGCCCTCTCTAATACCACGTTATTTTATAAAGACTACAGGCGACCATATGTGAACAAAAAAAAGGACTTTGTTGTCAAAATCCTCTTTTTCTTAGGTTGTGATTCCGTTGGGGTTCGAACCCAAGACCCACAGCTTAGAAGGCTATCCGAGTAAAATAATGCTATGCGCTGAAAGATAGTGAATTACGGTGATTGTATTTTTGCCTTTTTATTCGTTTTATTGCGAGTGAGTTAAAAAAGTGAGCTTGAATTTGTATACATATCATCCTGTTCTTTCTTATTCTTATCATTACTTTTCTTTATTGATAAACCGATTGAATTTAGGAGTTTTCCAATAAGATATTTACTAATGGCTGGCTTGTCGATTTGGTCTAATGCACCAACGATAAACCCATTCTTTAGTGACATCACCATGTTATTAGATTTATTTTCCAAATCTATATAATAGCCTTCGCCCTTGTCAAAGTTATATAAGAAACGAAGACATTTTTCCATTTGCTCTTTCGTATTAAATTCGAGGCTTACCCTTTCGGTATTTGTCTTGATAAGTTTTATCCCAACACTCTTAAGGTCACTTGTTGATAAATAAACCGTGTAGTAACTTGTGCCGTTTGTTCGTTCTGTTAATTCTATACTACTATCTGCAAACTTTCCTATTGTTGTTGTATGTGATATGATTTTTTGAGCTTGCGCATTGATGCTAACTAATAGTGCAATGATTGTGAGTAACTGTTTCATATTTTTTGTTGTTTAATTTGTTATTGTTAATGTATCTCTCTTTTCTTAATTTGGATATCAGATGAAATTTTATGATTGCTCACGAGAGATTGCGCCAAAGACTTTGTAAGCCTGTTGTATGTCTTTTTTCTTTACTTCTTGCTCTGGGTATGATGAGTTAAGGGGTACGAGCCTGTAATTATCTTCATTCGTGGCTGGAAGTATGGCACGGATAAATCGTTCTGACTTTGTGAAGACGAAGTAAATTTGTCCGAGTGTGATGCTGTCTGCTTGATGTAGGAAGATAGTATCACCTACGTTGTATTTAGGTGCTGCGTCATGCCCGAAGTAATAGATACCTATGCATCCAGAGAAGTAAGGCACGGAGACGTACTCGATGACTGGGTAATTATCTTCGTTGAGGGTGGCGGTAGAATTAGCAGAGATGTTCAATACTGGCTGCTGGTCGGACTTGATACCGAAGATGTCTTTTCCGAGTATCTGGGTTATTTCCATAAGATAGCCAGGCTTGAATATCTGTGCGTTGAGCCTTGACGATAAAGCCTGTGGTGTTATGTCTAACTGCCTTGCCAGCCATGCGAGGTTGATGTGGTTAGCTTGCAGAGCTTTTCTAACTTCGTTCCCTGTCATATTCTATTTAGTCTGTTTTAATTAGGCTTATTTTGTATTTAATTCAATGAGCGTTCCTTGCTCTATGTTCACGCAACCGAGTACGATGTCTATACGTCTTATAGAGCTTTTCGGTATTCGCATGGGGGCGTAGATGAGCGATCCGTCGGGATGTGTTGCTGTATTTGTGGAGTATGCCATAAGGTATTCGCCATCGTCACGTATGAGCTTCGTCACACGGTATTCTGTTGTTTCTATGACGTATGCCTTGCCGTTTACCAGTAGGTTGATGTCGTCCACCCTGCGGACTGCAAGATAGAGCCTGCTGGATATTCTACCATGCTATCGCCGATGTGTCTTATGGCTGCCGTTGCGGACTTAAACCAATCCCCTGTGTTGACCATTTCCACGCTGTAACCGTTATTATCTACTGATGCTCGAAACTCATTGTCGCCACCTACTGAGTAAATGTCATCGAAGAAGGGTATCATGTTCGCTTCTTTGACGGATGATACTTCGGAGTTGGTGTTGTTTAGCATACTGCCCTCACCTGTTAAGAGCCAAGATATATTGATATTAGGGTAAACAATAGATATTTTATCTAAAGTACTACGTCTTGTATTATCCCCCATTTTAGAAACAGCCCCATTGCTCAATCCGACATTCAATTCAAACTGCTGTACTGTTATTCCAAGAGCTTCTATAATTTGCAATATTCTTTCTTTCATACGACCGAAATGTTAATTAGATATAAAATCGAACAAAAATTAGATATCAAATTTGTTGTGTTAGATTTATTATCTATCTTTGCAATAGATTTCTGAAACAAAGATATAAAGAAATTCTGAAACATACAATACCCTGAATGGGGTAAAACTTAAAAAAGGACTGAAAAAATGAAAACAAAGAAGACATTAGAAGAGAGAGTAATTGCTTACGCAACGAAGAGAAACATGACAGAGGAGTGGGTTATAAGAGCAATAAAGGAAAATGTAAAGTATTTCGAGGGTTACTCACCTGCAAAAGCATACGAAGCATGTATAACCGTAGCGTAATAGAAAGGAAGCCAAAGATGAAGACACTAAAATATAGCACGAGAGAGATTAACCGAGACTTTAAGATTAAAGCCTACGGTTACACGGAAGAAGGGAAAAAGGTTGATAGACTGGTAGGTGTTTCGGGGCTCGTACTTCTCATTGGAGTAGAGCATGCGAACAAGCAGTTGGAAAGAGCGTACAGGTCGGGCGATGATAAATGCGTATGTAAGCTGCGCAGAGGTTTGAAGGTTACTTATTATGCTCACTAAAAAATAGGGTGTTATCTGAAAGGCAGACGGTAGGGTTCGAGTCCCTGACACTCACAGCGCAGTCGGTACAGAATTTCATTCCACTTTGAGCCATCCGACAAAAATAAAAATGACTGAAACGATGGATGTTTAGAATTGCACAAAAGCAATCGGGCTGTAGTGAGCCTTAATCACTACGGGTAAAGAGTTAAAGGCTCTCAGGTGGTTCAAGTCCACCATTACCACGAAGGCTACACATACGTAGCGGTTCCCCTGCCTGATGGGGCTGTAAGTTGCAAGGGCGCAGGTATCCATCCCTAAAGCGAGCGATAAATAGCAACGATGCAGAGGCCAACCGTAGAAGCAAGCAGCCTATCCTTTTTGAGGGCAGGTCGAGGCAAGCAGCGGGGAAGAAAGTAACAAGGAGCTAAGAAAAAACAGGCTGGCATCGTTGAACTCGATAGCATAGTGCGAAGTACAGTAACACAAACAGACCGTTGTAGGTCAGCCAGCCACACAAAGTATTAACTATAAACATAAGAAAGCATATGGAAGAAAAAGAGAAAAAAGGCTTTGATATTCAAAGCTGTGATGCAGAAGAGTTACGGGGAAAGGTAAGAGAACTCCTCAAGGAAGTAGCGGATAAGGACCTTTTGGTAAGTGCTTATCGTAAAGAAGCCGAGCAATACAAGGGCTGGTGGCTTAATAAGACAGAGAAAATCAAGAAGATGAAAGAAGACATCGAAGATATTAAGAAGTTGACGAACAAAATAACGGAAAGATGGTAAAAAGAAAAAAAGCAGTTATGCCTACACTCAAGGCAATGGAAGTAGGCGATACGGAGAGATGGCCGATTGAGCGTTTAGAGGTGGTAAGAGTTACCACCGGACGCCTTTCTGCTATGAAGCGCCGTGATGGTTGGAAGTTTCAGATGAAGACAGCGGGGCTGGTGGTGGAAGTCACCAGAAAGGCCTAAGGCTGTACTATCTAAAGCGGAACATCGTCTGATGCTCGAGTATTGCAAGGGTTACTCTGATAAGGAGGTAGCTGATAAGCTGTGCAAGAGCTATTGGACGGTAAAGACGCAGAAAAAGACTATTTACAGAAAACTTGGTATATCGAAAGATACGGAGTTATTGTGGTGGATGGTGTGCGAGAGGTTAAAAATAGATTTTGACCTCGGAGAGATAAGAAAGCACGGTATCGAAATACTCTTTAGCATTCTCTTTATCGTTATGCAGGTAACGAATAACGGAGGGGATTTGCGGAGATGTAGGATAGCGAGACGTGCAAGAACTGAAGTAAGGTCAGGAAATGGAAAATCGAATTACGGATAGCGAAAAGCTCCTGACCATTATGCGAGTAATGAATAACAAAACATTTGGGCTACGGTTTAGCGAGAAGATAGTGGGCGGTCGCTCGCGTCTGGAAAGGCTTATCATTGCAGGGAAGATACGGGCGGAGAAAGGAAATGACGAAGCCCAGAACGGTAAATGGCTGGTTAACGCTGCCGATGTCCTACGATATGCAAGAGCAAGATGAAAACAAAAGTACAAAGACCTACTGCCTTTCAGGTATGGGTTGAAAAGAATAGAAACAAGGTTATTAGTTGGCTTGACGAGCAAAGCGACTTCTATACAAAAATCATGGAAGAGCCTGTAAAGAGACGAATGGTCCTATTGGTTAATCTTATTGCAGTCTGTCTGATGGTGGCTGCTATTGCTGCCGAGGGGTCTATGGTAGTGTCTTTAGTTGCTGCGATTTGTGCAGGCTATCTGGTAAAGAGGTTGAACGGCACGGATAACAAGGAATAACGACAACATGGCTTTCACATGTAGTGGAGGTCCTTTTTTAAGTTTTTTGTGGTTGTTCAGTCTGTGAAGATAGAACAACTTTTTTGGGTGGCTACGCTCTGAATGGTAGCGGAGCATTAAAACTTGGCCGGCGACGGGGTTCGATTCCCCTACCACCCACACGATTTAGTAACTATAAACAAATGATTATGGAAATGGAAAGTAAAAAATTGAATTTTCGGACGCTGAATGCTGACGAGATTGAGTGCAGAGTCGGATCTGTGTCAGAGGGTAAAGGATGTTCGCTTTTGATGTACAAAAACGCACGAGTTGATATGACGCTGCTCGACGAGGTAGTAGGACCGGAGAACTGGCAGAGAAGTCACGAGGTTATCAATGGAAACTTGTTTTGCAAGGTCTCTGTACGTTCAGAAAGTGGCGAGTGGATAAGCAAGCAGGATGTTGGCACGGAGAGCAACACGGAGAAAGAAAAGGGGCAAGCGTCTGATGCTTTCAAGCGTGCTTGTGTTAACTGGGGTATCGGTCGTGAACTTTACACGTGTCCGTTTGTCTGGGTTAATCTGAATGCGGACGAATGGCGAGCTGGCTATAATGGAAAGAAGCAGCCGAAGACAAGATTTGTCGTGTCGACTATAGAATATGATGACCAGCGTAGAGTATCTTTTATCGAAATCAAGGATGATAAAGGAGCAGTACGTTATACGTGGGGTAATTCGAGTGAGTTAGAAGATGTACGTGCAGAGGCTGTTGACAGAGTAAAGAGAGCTACTACACGGAAGGAGCTGGAAGACATTTACAATCTCTATCCGAGCTTAAAGAAAGACCCAGTATTTGTTGATGCGTGCACAAAGCAATCAAAGAAAATTGAAAAAGTGGCTTAACTATGAAAAAGAAGATAGAATTAAAGAAAAGCCCTGTCATCTTTGATGAAGGTAAGCATACGTACACTTTAGATGGTGTACGATTGAGTGGTGTAACAGCGATTGTCAAGTGGATGTTCCCAGATACCTATAAGGACATTCCGCAGTCTGTATTGGAGAAAGCAGCCGAGCATGGTTCACTAATTCATAAGAAGTGCGAGCAATACGATAATTGCGGCTTTGGTGATGATTTACCAGAGGTAAAGGAGTATTTAAAACTAAAGAAAGAAAACGGGCTTACAACGGCTGAAAACGAGTATCTCGTAGATGATGGAAAGAATATAGCTTCGAGTATTGATATTGTCTTCGATGAAGACGAGAAAGGCTGCTATCCGTTAGCAGATATTAAGACTACAAGCAAAATACACAAAAACAACGTATCGTTGCAGTTGTCTATTTACGCTTATCTGTTTGAGAAGTGTAATAAAGGCAAGAAGGCTGGACGATTGTTCGTTGTGTGGCTGCCAAAAGAACAGTACGGAAAGGCGGAACTGATGGAGCTTAACCGTATCAGTGCAACTGATTGCAAGAAGATTGTTAAGGCATATCTCGCAAAGGAAGATTCAGCACCATACAGGGAGAAGTATTTCGGAGCTAAAGAGACTTCTACAGAATTAGAGCCTATCGAGGAGGCTTTACCAGCCACGCTGAAGGATGCCGAGGATGAGATAATCAAAATCGAAACCCAGCTAAAGCAGATGGAAGAGAGAAAGAAAGAGCTGAAAGAAGGCTTATATAACCTCATGGTAGAGCACAACGTAAAGAAGTGGCAAAGCGAACGAATACAGATAGTTCGTAAGCTGGATAGCACACGAGAGAGTATAGATACGGCAAAAGTAAAAAAGAACTACCCAGAGATATATGAAGAGTGCAAGAAGATTTCGGCAATCAAAGGAAGTTTAACGATTAAAGTATTATAAAGATGAGAACGAAGAATGCTGTGAGCCTTATCGGTATGGTCGGTAAGGATGCGGAAGTGAAACAGACGAATGGTGTGTCGTATGCTCGGTTTTCACTTGCTACCTCGACAGGTGGTTATAAGAGGCAGAACGGCACGGAAGTACCCGAGAAAACGCAATGGCATAATATTGTGGCTTGGCGTAATCTGTCTGACTTTGCAGGAAAGTATATCAAGAAGGGCATGAAGGTAGCCGTAGATGGAATGATTACCTACGGAGAATATACTAACCAGCAAGGACAAAAGGTAAATACGGTTGAGATACTGGCTAACGATATCGTGTTGATGTCTATGCCACAGGCAACACCTGTACAGCCACAGGCAGCCCCTGTACAGCAGTCTTTTGCTACTGGTGGGTATCAACAAGCAGCGCAGCCTGTTCAGCAGCCACAGGCGCAGAATAACACCAAGCAGGGAGGATATCAAGAGCCGTTCCCTCCAACCGTGGGGTCTGACGGACTTCCGTTCTGATGAAACAGGTAACGATAAAGAAAGAAGATGGTCAGGTTCGTGTAGATACGAACTTGGACTATCTTTTTTCAACGTTGCGAAACGGTGTGTACACGCTGACTATAAAGAGGGCAAGCGAGAAAAGAACAGTCGCACAAAACGATTTAATGTGGATGTGGTTCGCTTGCATTGAAGGAGAAACAGGGACGGCAAAAGAAGATGTGTATAACCATTATTGCAAGAAGTTCTTATCGAAGCCAGACCCAATGGGTGAAGGCTTTATAAATGACACAAGTAGTAGATTAAACACAAAGCAAATGACTGACTTCATGATGAAGATACAAGCCGATGCAGCGAGTGAGTTGGGTATAACGCTACCAGTGCCGGATGATAGGTATTTCGAGGCTTTTTATCAGCAATATAATGTCTAATTAAAATTAAAGAAAATGGACTTTAAGAAAATTCAATTAACAAAGCAAAACACCCTGAATGTGGTGTATTCGAATTGTGATGGTGATACTATCACGATGGAAGGTGCTAACATTGTGCATCGTGACTTTAAGGAAGCGATTAAAAACCTTGTTCCTCATCTGGCTATGCTTACAGAGCAGAGAGAGGCATATAACAACACGTTGGAGGAACTGGAGGAGCAAAGAGACTGGGAGGAAAAGAGTATATTCACGAGAATGTCTGTTACATCTGTAACGTTCAATGCTGATGAGGTGGTCGTGTCCGGTACACGTGTGTTGGACCGAGGCGATGTTATCAACCTTAATGCGCCGAAAGTTTCCACGGTAGATGATGAGAACTACGAATATCTATCGGAGTTATCTCTGGCTGTTGACAACTTGAAGTATGAGGCAGAGCAGTATGTAACCGAGCGCAAATGGGGCTTGAAGCAAGGAGAGCTGAATTTCGATGAGGCTGGCGATCCGTTTGCAGGTGTTGAGGCTGGTGCTATTCCTTCTGTGTCCGTGGAAATGGAGACTAAGGAGGTAGCAAGCAGTGGGAAAAAGAAAGGTCGTAAGAAGAAAGTAGAAGCTGCGTAAAGAGTTATGATACGTCCAAATGTAATGACGTTTACCTTAACTCCTAACTGCTACAAGGTGGAATTTAATTACCACCCCCTACTTGTAGCCTGTGTGAAGAGAATACCATCAGCTCGTTATAGGGCTGATGGTAAATTTTGGGAGGTCTCGCCTTACGATGAGAACTACCTAAAGTTAATGGCTGATTGGGCGGTACAGAGGCATCTGTGTGGTTCTGTGCGGTGGCTATCTGATGAAGAGCCAGTAGAGAGCTACGAAGTGCTGGAAATGCCAAAACTGGAAGTGCCTCATAATATGATACTGGAGCCGTACGAGTACCAGAAGGATGGCATCGCCTACGCACTGGAGAAGAAGCGGTGTATAATGGGAGACGAGCCTGGACTGGGAAAGACGGCACAGGCTATTGGAACGATGACAGCCTCCGGGGCATGGCCAGCTTTGGTTATCTGCCCAGCGTCACTGAAAGTAAACTGGCAGCGAGAGTTTAAGAAGTTTGGAGGTGTTCAGGCTATTATACTAAGTGATGCCAACAGGAATACATGGCAACAGTTCTGGAAGGTGACAAACCAAAAAGGCGAGCCATTGGCAAAGGTATTCATAACGAATTATGAGAGCTTAAAGAAGTATTTTGTCAAGAGGATTAAAAGCCAGCAACGATTTACGCTGAAGAGTGTAGAATTTGACGAGCGTATCAATCTCTTTAGGTCTGTGATTATTGATGAGAGCCACAAATGCAAGTCGAGTAAGACACAGCAAAGCAAATTCGTGCAGGGTATTGCTAAAGGCAAAGAGTTCGTACTGGAGTTGACAGGTACACCTGTAGTGAACAACAATACCGATCTTATCCAGCAACTTAATATTATGGAGCGTTTGGAGGACTTCGGAGGATATACGAAGTATAAGGAAAGATATTGCGCTGGTGAAAATCAATCGAGCCACCTAAAGGAACTTAACTACTACTTAAATAAGTTCTGTTTCTTTAGGCGACAAAAGAAGGACGTTTTGAAGTGGCTACCCGATAAGACGCGTTCGTATCTGGTCGTTGATATAGAGAATAGGAAGGAATACAACGAGGCAAAAAGGGATGTTATCCAGTATCTGCGAGAGTTCAAGAAAGCTGATGATGATAAGATACAGAGAGCTATCCGAGGGGCTGTCATGGTGAAGATGGGTATATTAAAGCAAATATCTGCAAAGGGAAAGATTAAGGCTGCTATAGATATCATTCACAACACTATTGATGGAGGCGAGAAACTGATAGTATTTTGTTTTCTGAAGCAGGTCGTTGCAGAGCTCAAAGAAGAGTTCCCGAAGGCTGTAACAGTTACCGGCGATGATGATGATAGAGCTAAGCAGCGTAGTGTGGATGCCTTTCAACAAGCCCCAGCTACGAAACTAATTATCCTAAACTATAGGAGCGGTGGAACTGGTCTAACGCTTACGGCAGCCTCTAACGTGTTGTTTATCGAGTTCCTTGGACTTATTCAGATTGTTGCCAAGCGGAGGACAGAGCGCACAGAAACGGGCAAAAGAACGCTGTAACGTGTACTTATCTGCTGGGCAAGGAAACGATAGATGAGTATATGTACCAGTTAATACAGACGAAGAAAGATATTGCTAACGGAGTGACTGGTACGATTGATAATGTCGAAGAAAAGAAGGTAAACACACAGCAAATGCTGCTGGATGCAGCCTTCGAGATGTTCAAAGGAGAATACTAATTATGAGATATATAGATGAAGAAGAGAAACTGGCTACCATTATAGTAGGTTTGGGCTGTGCTGTAATGTTAGGCATTATAACTGGTGTATTAATGTGTTTAATATGTGGTGTATTATGAAGCCATTAACGGAGAGCCAAATCCAAAAGCAGTGTGTAGAGTGGTTCAGAAAGACTTATCCGAGCATCGAACCACTATTCTTTGCCGTGCCGAATGGTGGAGCTCGTAACGCTTGGACTGCGAAGATAATGCGTGATGAGGGTGTGCGAGCTGGTGTGGCCGACCTCATCTTGCAAGTCCCGATAGGTGGTTATGCATCGCTTGCTATCGAAATGAAAACCCCAGTCGGTAAGCAGTCGCAAAGCCAGAAGGCTTATGAGAAGTTGGCAAAGATGATGAAAAACAAATATGTGGTTTGTCGTTCGCTGGAGGAGTTTAAGAAAGCAGTACGAGATTACATTAACAAGTAGTAAAGATGAATTATATTAGTTTGATAAATAATTTTTGGCTTCTTAGTGAAGAGCATGATTTCCGCCCCATAGACATTGCGCTCTACTTTTATTTGTTGAAAGTGGCGAACGGTCTATTGTGGAAGCCATCCTTCCGTAGAAACAACCGAGAAATTATGGAGAAATTTAATATTAGCAGCCGTCATACTTTTAATGATGCCAGAAATAGATTGAAAAATGCAGGTCTGATTGATTATAAAACCTACAATGGGAAGAGGTATTCGACCTACAAAATCATTAACACCTGTGCAAAAAATGCACAGGTTACTGCACAGGTTACTGCACAGGTTACTGCACAGGTTGATGCACAGGTTACTGCACAGCCTTATAATAATAAAACTAAAACAAAAACTAAAACAAAAGAATATATAAGAAACCCCCACCCCACGAAAACGGAATTGCCCCTAAAAGTGGAAACGCAAAAAAAGCAGAAGGCAGAGGTTTCATCTCCGAGCATGGAGGAAGTTATAGCAATTTGTGCTGGCAAGGGTATGAGTGTAGAAGATGCAAAAAACTTTTTCTACTACTACGACGCTCAAGTGGGTAACTACTGGAGGACAAAAGATACGGCGCATCGATAGCATGGTTAATCGGTGGCAGACAAATGGAAAGGGAAAAGAATATGATAGAGTCAATAACACAAATAGTTCAAAGAGAGAGGCACGAAATAGGGAGGTCATCGAGGATGTCATGTCTCGCTATAAGTAAGAGCAAAGAAGAGGCAAGGGAGCTGCTGGAAAGGTTTAACCCCTCTGTACAGCATAAGTGTTATGCGCACCCTGAAAGGTGCGTAAGTGGAAGCGCACCCACTCTGGCTGTTGTAGGCAGAGACTATGGCGAGCAGGTCGCTGTGGACTGGCTTACCATCGAACTGAACGACTATCAGAACTTTATCGGGGTGAAGGAAGAGAACAAGGCTACGCTGGATGTGGTCTGTGAGTTGTCAAGGATGATATTAGGTCGCTACTACTACTTGAAGTTGTCCGAGTTGATGTTATTCTTTCAGAAAATGAAATACGGTGACTACGGGGAAATGTACGGGTGTGTTGATGCTGTGCGCATACTAAGGGCACTACGTTCCTTCGTGTCAGATAGAAATGTTATCATTGATAGGCTGGAACAGGCAGAGCGTGAGAAGAAACTGGAAGAGGAAAGAAAGAACGCTATAAGCTATGAAGAATATATCAAGAGGAAGAAACGTAAAATATCTGGTCTATGATATACTTTGTTGTGGTCTATTACAAGATAAATGACCTTTCGATTATCAGGAAGATACAAGAGCGCTTTGGGTTTCCTAAGTGTATGACCGTAAACGGCGAGTGGCAGGTGATAGTTGAAGGTAAAGACTGGCCACTCCTTCAGGAGACCGAGGAACGAGGTTTTATAGAAATTCGTAACAAATCAATAAGAAGTATGAAAGCAACAGAATTATTTATTAAGCGCATCGAGGACTATCTGAAAAAGGAAGCCGATGCAGATCAGGAATTTGCCAAGAAGATGCAGGAGCAGCCAGAGAAAACGCCAGAGGCTGTTTGTAATTATATCCTTTCAGAGGTGAGCAAGGCAAAGCAAAGTGGCTGGGCTGATGAAGAGATTTACGGAATGGCAAAGCATTTCATAGATGAGGCAGAGCTGAAAGACCCGGGAAGCGGGGCAAATAGTGTCTCTCGTGTAGTTGTAGATACTCATGTGGACTTGACCGAAGAACAGAAGCAGGAAGCTATGGCGAAGGCACAGAAGAGCTTTGAGCGGAAACTGGAAGATGAACACAAGAGAAAGCAAGAGGAGCAGAGAGAACGAGACAGAAAGGCTAAAGAGAAGAGGCTGCAAGCTGCTAAAGAGAAGCACGAGAAGGAAGCATCTTTGATGGGAGATTTATTCGGAGGGCAATACTGATGGAAGATAAATACTGGGGGCTGTGTGAGAGCTGCAAGAACTCTGTAGATACCGGTCCGACAATCGAGTGTGGTCTTAATCTATTGTATTGTAATAATCATTACGAGCCTATGGAGGAGCTGGACGATGAAAGCAAGAACAAAGGAACAGAAGAAGATATTATCCCTTTCTAAGAAATTGAAGCCTATTAGTGAGAGTGCCAAGGAGTATGCATATAAGCACTGTTTTCCTAATGTAGGCTTGTACTGGAAGCGTGGTGAGGTATGGTGTCAATGCTGTGGGCATCGCTCGCACCTCAATGCGTCGGAGCTGGGCGTGGTTGTTGGTGTTTATGATAACTATGTATGCCCGGAGTGCGGAGGGAAGTTGAAATTAGAATACTACAGGGGCAAGCAGACAAATGTCTCTCGATACTTCACTCTATTTCAAACCTATAAGGAGTACCAAGTTATCCGCACCTTTGAGATAAACCGAGATAATGGAGGCTGTAAGCATACCCATTACGGATGTGTTGAGCTATGGCAAAACTGGATAAGTGAAGTAGGAAAGGAAACCATAATCGGCAGGGATTATATGAGAAGTATGTATCATTTCAGATGGGTTTATAATAGTGAAATGAACATCAAACAACATAACGGAGGTTGTTCTGGATATATCTCTTATGAAGATATTTTCGATATTACAGGTAATATGTTCTATTGTCGTGGTGGAGTAACCAAGCTATTAAAGAGAAATGGCTGGTCGATGGATATTCTGAAAGAGAAGGAAATAGAGGTTATTCCATTGATGAAGTCATTAATCAAGATGGACGATCCATTTGTAGAAGAGCTGGTAAAGCATAAGCAATATGGTATATTAGGCTTTTGGCAGCACGCTGGTGGTCCATTGAAAGACCGCACAAGGTGGCAGCACGCAGTCCGTATCTGTGAGAGAAATAAGTATATCGTAAATGATGGTAGCCTTTATATGGATTATCTGGAACTGCTACAGTATTTCCACCTTGACACACACAATGCAAAGTACGTATGTCCTGGCAATCTAAGGAAAGAACACGACAGGCTGTTGAATAGAAAGAATAAGATAGAAGCAAAAAAGAAGCTGGAGGAGGACATGAAAAAAGCAAGAGAGTTTGAAGAGCAGTATCGAGAACGCATGCAAGCCTTCTTTGGGTTGTCGTTTGGTTCTGAAGATATTCGGATCTCACCACTGAAGAGTGTTGAAGAGTTTGCCGAGGAGGGGCTGGCTATGCATCACTGTGTATATGCTATGGGCTACTATGATGGTGAGAGGCATCCAGATAGTCTGATTATGTCCGCAAGGGATAAGGAAGGTAATAGATTGGAGACGATAGAGGTAAACACAAAATCATGGAAGATAATACAGTCAAGAGGTGTGTGTAACCAGAATTCGCCCCGCCACGAGGACATCGTAAGGTTGATAACTTACTATATGCCTTTACTAAGGAAAACGGCTTATACGGCAAAATAAAAGAAAATAAGATGTAAGATGCCATTATTATTTTAACTTATAAAATATTGGCCAGAGGCTGTTTGTAATGATATCCTTTTGGAGGTTAGTAAGTCAAATCGTAGTGGCTGGGCTGACGAAGAGATTTACGGAATGGCAAAGCACTTGGCGATGCGGCGGTATATGGCAATGAGGAGGATTTGAGAACGAATAGTACCCGTTACCCCACAAGTGCAACTATTTTTCTGATTTTTTCAACTCCACAACTATTTTTTCCAGTTCATCCAACGAAGTAACCTCTCTCAACTCACCGTAGCATCTGACGATGGCGAGGAAGTCATTACGATTTACCATATCCTCCGAGGGAGGGAAAAAGAAATCATTAACCTTACATCCAACAGAATCTGCAATTTTGAGTAACGTCTTCATTGATATGCTTTCTGGTGAATTGATTTGCCTATAAAATGAAGGTAAAGATTTATATCCAATTCTTTCTGCAACTTGTTGTAATTGCAAGCCTTTAGCCTTTATGACCTCTTTAATATATATATCCATATTCTAATATGTTAGATTTATTGCAAAGATAACAAAGGTTTTATAATATATCATATATAAGATATATTTATTAACAACATTTAATTTAACTATCAAAAATTTGTCATATTCTTAAAATATCTAAATATTGATATGTTTTTGCGGTATTTACTTGTTTGTATCAAATTTATGATATATATTTGCATTGTGATTTAGAAACAAAGTTGAACAATTAAAAACATTGCAATCATGAAAGTTATAGATTTCAAAAACAGAAAATTAGACCTTGACGGTGCATTATTCATTCATGGTGAAAAAGACTATTCAGCATGCACAGCAACAGTAAGCAGCAGAAAATTTAAGACACTCAAAGGCACGATACAGTGGCTAAACAAGAGGGGTTATACAGAAGCATAAGTAAAACAATTAAACACATAAAATTATGAAAGCATTTAGGTTATTCGCAGAGGTTACGAGAAACGGTCTTGACAACACCATGATGACAGAGTACAGGCACAGCAGCGAGAGAACACTGCAAGACTACTTTGGCAAAGAATATTCAGTTACAGGCAAGTGCCTTGAAGACGGCGAAGAGTTGCTTGCTATATGGTCTGACAAAGACGGTAACGCACTTATCAAAGGCATAGCAGACGTGATTCTTAGTAATGGCAAAGACAAAATCTATCTGTACTGCATAGAGTAGTTGAATAATAGAAGTTGAACCTTAAAATTATACGATTATGACAACGACAGGAAAAAACACATTGAGAGACGTAATGAACCTTGCGTGGCACTTTGGTGTCTTAATAACGGTGAAGAGTTGCTCGCCGTATGGTCTGACGAAGACGGAATAACGAGGAGGGCAAATACAAAGTTGGGAACGCTGACATTTACAAACAATCAAAACTTCATGAACACAATAGATTTTACAGAGAAAGAAGAGAAGCAGCGCAGCAACATCGCCATGAGCGGCATCTGTCTGCTGCGGAGCATCCGACACATGGCACTGGCGATAGCCGACCTTGCCGTATGGTGTCACGAGAGAGTTATCAAACGTTATCCGCTGATTGTGGTAACGGTGGTAATCATTGCGTCCATACTCGTGAGCATGGTGCAGATTGGCAAGGCACGTGCCGAGAGAGACAGTCTGGCGGAGAAACTGTATGCCGCCAATCAGAGAATAGAGAAGATAGGGAGGTAATGACTATGGAAAAGAAAAAAATCAAGAACGAGACCGAATTGTTAGAAATGTTTACGGATGGTGACGGGGTTAGAGCATTTACGTATGTTCCATTCCTCCATCCAACCTACAATGAGGTTTGGGCAACAGAAGGCCATGTGATAATCAGAATCAGCCCCGACAGGCTTAACGGACACTACGAGTCTGTCAAGGGATGTGAAGAACTAAAACTACCCAAAGCATTAAAACCATGCCATTTATCTTGTACATATAAGGCTATCAGACAGGCGTTAGATGAGTGTCCGTTAGTAGATGAAGTAGTAACGGAAGAACACGAAGAAGAATGCAAGGAATGCGGTGGTTTTGGCGAGGTAGAATGGGAATATACAGATGATAACTTACATACGCATTACCACGATTTCGATTGCCCGAAGTGTGGTGGCGATGGCGTGACAATGAGTAAGAAAGAGATACACACTGGCAAGAAAGTTCACGACAAAAATGCTATCGTAAAAATTGGGAATTCATTTTTTAGATGGTATTATCTTGACATTGTGGCAAATGCTTTGGCGCATATCGGAGCTGACGTGATAAGCGTTACGGCTAACGACCCTATGGGTATGACAGAGTTTGAATTTGAAGGCATCAAGATTGGGCTGATGAGCTATTATTGTAAGGAGGGTGAAGGATACAACGCAGAAGTTGAATTAAAGGGAAATTGAGATAAAGTATGAACAATCAACTTAAACATATAACAAAAATGGGAAAGAAATACATTCAATTTGGACGATGCTCCATCCCATGGCACGAGGGCTTCACGCAAGCGGAAATGTTTAACTTAATAGATATAAATAAATGAAAATATTAGTACAATTCAGTGGTGGAAAGGATAGTCAGGCGTGTTTGATTAAAGCTGTCAAGGATTATGGAAAAGATAAAGTAACTGCTGTATTCTGTGACACTGGATGGGAAAATGCAGACACTTACAATCATATTAATGATGTTGTGATAAAACTCGGTGTTCCACTTGTTACATTAAAAAGCAAGAAATACAATAATTTCGTTGATATGAGTGTCAAAAGAGGGCGTTTCCCCTCAACAATGGCTCGGTTTTGCACTTCCGAACTGAAAGTTATACCAATGATAGATTATATACTTTCACAGGATGAAAGTTTCATCATCATTCAAGGTATTAGAGCAAAAGAGAGCAAGGCGCGTTCACGGTATAATGTTGAATGCTCATATTTTAAGGAATATTTTAATGATGAGGTAAAAGGTCTATACCATAAGAAAGCTGTTCTTGAGTGGTGCAAGAAACATGATGCGAGCGTATTGCGCCCTATATTTAGATGGTCGGCACAAGATGTTATAGACTACATACTTTCCAATGGTCAGCGTCCAAATCCTTTATACGAACGTGGGTTTTCGAGAGTAGGCTGTTTTCCGTGTATTATGTGCAGAAAGCGTGAAGTACAGCTCATATCCAAAGACGAGTGGGCAAGCAAACGCCTAATTGATGCGGAAGGTAGGATGAAAACCGAGACTACCAGAGGGTCTTCTTTCTTTTCGCCAGGCTATATCCCAAAGCGTTTTTGTGCCAACGGAAGTTACCCAACAGTAGAAGAAGTATTTAGATATGTGAATAGAAACGATGCACAGCTGGATTTATTTGAGCAAGAAGAAGAAGGATATTCGTGCATGAGTATTTATCACGGATTATGTGAATAATAATAATTAATTGACAGAATAATATAACAACAATGGAAAAGAAATACAGACTATTGGAGAATGACACTATCACGGTAGGTAATAGAACTTTGCACGGAATAGAAGCGTTGCGAGACTTCGCAGACGTGAGGAAAGGCGACAGGGGCGGTTATATAGAGAGAGAGGATAACCTATCTCATGACGGTAATTGTTGGGTATCTGGCAATGCTTGTGTATCTGGCAATGCTTGTGTATCTGGCAAAGCTCGTGTATTTGACAATGCTCGTGTATTTGACAATGCTCGTGTATTTGACAATGCTCGTGTATATGACGATGCTTGGGTAGCTGACAATGCTCGTGTATCTGGCAAAGCTCGTGTATATGGCTACGCAGAGGTGTATGGCGATGCAGAGGTACGCTCCACAAGAGATTACGCGGTTTTAAAAAATATATGGTCGAGCGGTCGTTACTTCACATACACACGCTCAAACAGAATGTGGAAGGTAGGCTGCCTCTACGGAACGGGCGAGGAACTGATTAAGAAAGCATATCAAGACAGCGAGGTGAGCGGAAGAGAGTACAAGCGAGTGGTGGAATATGTGGAAGCCATGTACGCTGACTTGGAGAAGGACAAGGAATAAGGACAAAAAAGCAAATATAATGAAAAAACGAGAGATACTGTTCCGTGGGTGGAACAAGAAGAACAAAAAGTGGCTGTACGGCTACTACTTAGTGAATCGTGCGAGCATTTCATTGCGCCCGATGAGTTTGTGAACCCTTTGGCATCATACGAGGACTATGTGGTAGAAGCTGACAGCGTGGGTCAGTACACTGGGCTGAAAGATGCGAACGGGGTGAAGATATTTGAGGGGGACATCATAAAAAGCGATGCCTACCAACATGTTATACAATACAATGATAAGGAAACACGATTTGAAGCTGTAATGAAAGATATTCACTGCAGCGTATGGCAACAATGGATAGATGCGTTTGAAAAGGTTGTAGTAGGTAACGTGTTTAATTATCAATGACAATGACAAAAGAACAATACAACATCCTCGCAGCAGAACTGGAAAAGCGAGGCTACAAGAAGTACATTCAATCATCCTACCTTGGTGAGGATTGGGGATTTTTTAAGTCTCCCCAAAAAGACAAATCGGACAATTCTTTTTTTCAGATTGAGTTCGCAGTGCATGATTATGAGGACTTCGAGAAAATATTTTCCGATGGTGATGCCTTTTCCGTTAATGTCTATATTATAACCTCTCCTATTTCTGATGGAAAGAGAGATTTAATTTTGGGATATGATGGTCAGCCCATCGACGATATAGAGAGGATAGCGGCATCATTCTACGAGTGGTGCGAGAATAATTTTAAAAAATAATACTATGAAATTAAAAGATACTAAAGCATTTGTTGATTATATAGATAATCTTCCAAATTTGGAATGGTCAGAAAAGGACCGTTATATTGAAGATTTTGGAGAATTTGAACATATTTTTTGTGAAGAATCTTTCTCCAAAACATCATTTGGTGATTATTCTATTAGATATTTCTATTATGATAAATCTTATTCTCTTTGTTTTAATGACGAAAAGTTGTCCGATAATTTCAAAACAATAGATGAAGCTAAGAAAGAAGCCAACGATGATTATAAGAATAGAATTAAAATGGCATTAAAATTATGAAAGCAAAAATTAAAAGCACAGGGGAAATTATAACAATCGTTGCCATATCAACTGAAAATAAGAACATGCAATGTTATGGTAATGACGGAATTATGCGAACTGAACCTTTTTGTGTAGATGATTTGTTGATAATTCCAGAATATACCATTGACTGGGAGCAACGCAGATACGAGATTGCAAAAGGTATAATATCAAAAGCATTTAACCAATATGTAAAAAGTATGAGTGCTGAAGATTTCACAGACATTTGTTTACAGTGGGCAGACGCACTTATCGAAGAATTAAAAAAGACAGACAAATGAAGAAGATAATGTTTAACGACAAGTTCCTGCTCACCAAAGCGGTGCTAAATGGAACGAAGACAATGACAAGACGGTTACTGAAAGTGCCTAAAACTTGTAATGGTAAAGAAGTGTATAGTTTCAATATACTTACTAACAATGCAGGTACACAATGTGTGGATTTGGTTGATGAAGATGGAGGTGTATTAGGCAGCTGGAAACCACATTATGAAGTTGGTGAAGTTGTAGCAATCGCGCAAAGCTACAAAGAAGTTTACCCTAATGCTGACTTTGAAATGGTTGGTGATGGTTTTATGAAAGAAAGCTCAGGCTGGACGAATAAAATGTTCGTGAAAGCAGACTTAATGCCCCACCATATCATAATTACAGATGTAAAGGTCGAGCGCTTGCAGGACATAACAAAAGAAGACTGCTTGAAAGAGGGCGTGTGGCAATTTTGTTACGATACAGATTTGTTTTATGTTTCCAAGGACATAGGATATGCCGGCACCGTGGCCTTTCCAAGCTCACACGAAGCCTTTTGGTATCTTATCAACAAAATCTGCGGCAAAGACACTTGGGAGCGCAACCCATGGGTGGAGGCGTACACCTTTACAACGGTCGATTAAGTAGAAGAATTAAAAAAGACGAGTGACGAAAACTGCGTATTAAATAGACGTTCTTAACCGTAGAGATAACTTACGTTTCCTTGTTGCTTTCTTGTGGGGGTGTTATCGTGATGATAGCACCCCCATTTTTCTGTTGTCAAATCGTGAGAGTTATAAATAAATTCATTATCTTTGTAGCGTTAATACTTTGTTTTTATAAAGATTTTGTTTATATGGCTGAAAAGATAACGGAAACCAATATCGACTCCTTACAACAAGACGATAAGAATTTTAACAAGGGAACGAAGAAGGGTCGTAAGCTAATTGATAAATCGATTAGGAAATTTGGCGCAGGGCGTTCTATTTTGTTGGATAAGAATAATCGTATCATTGCTGGTAACAAGACGCAGGAGCTGGCACGAGAGGCGGGAATAAAGAAAGTTATCGTCATTGATGCCAAGCCCGACGAGCTGGTGGCTGTGCGCAGGGGCGATGTTGACTTGGACAGCGAGAAAGGTCGAGAAATGGCTTTGGCTGACAATGCCACGGGGGCGGCAAACTTAGACTGGGATGATGAGGCTTTGGCGAGGGCGCAAGAAGAGATAGGGCAATCCGTAGAGGAATGGGGAGTTGAGCTGCCTTTTTTTGGTGACGAAACAAAAGTAAGTCCTGATGATTATGGCGATAGTTTTTCGTTGCCAGATGGCGGAAAGGGAAATGTTGAAACAATGTCATTCACACTATCAAGCGAACAGGCGAAATTTATCAAGGAGCAAATAAAAGTTTCACAATATGACGATGCCGACACTTTTGGGAATACCAACAAGAACGGCAACGCCTTATATGCAATAGTAAAGCAATGGGCAGATGTAAGGAAATAATTATCAAGGTCATTCCTCCGAAGATAGCAAACGAGTTTGTAAGGAAGCATCATTATTCGGGCAAGGTCGTTCATAACTCGCAACTGCATTTCGGTGCTTTTCTTGATGGCAGACTTCACGGAGTACTTCAATATGGCCCATCAATGGACAAACGCAAGGTCATGGGGCTTGTTGAGGGTACGGAGTGGAATGGTTTTATCGAATTGAACCGAATGGCGTTTGATGATTACTTGCCACGAAATAGTGAAAGCTATTGCATTGGCAAGACTTTGCGAATGATGCGCAAACAAACACCGCAAATCAAGTGGGTTATTTCATTTGCGGACGGTTGTCAGTGTGGCGATGGTACTATTTACCGTGCAAGTAATTTCGTGCTTACAGGAATAACGAAAAATAAAACGATACTTGAGTTTCCGTCTGGCGATAGGATTGCCGCTCTGACTTTTGAAAACAACCCAAACTGCGACCAGATACGAAAGCAATGTGAATACCTGCACATTCCAGTTCAGTACCGCACACGTAACGAATGGATAAAACTCGGTGCAAAGTACGTTGAAGGCTATCAACTTCGGTACATCTACTTCTTAGACCCGAAATATAGGCAACGCCTTACCGTCTCAGAAATTCCGTTTAGCGAAATAGACGCCATCGGAGCTGGAATGTATAAGGGAAAGAACGTACTGCGGTCAGATCGCCATCAAATCAAGAATGAAGCACAGAAAGAGCGTGAAAGCAGCTCGGCACCGAAGATATTACAGGAGAAATGGAAGAAGAGATGAACAAGGAGTTTGAAAAACGCATGGGCCGCCTAACCACGGAGGAAGCACGTGAGATAGGAAAGAAAGGAGGAAAGGCATCAGTAAAGGCACGGAGAGAGAAAAAGAAGCTGCGAGAACTGGTGGAGACGTTCGGGGAATTGCCAGCACCAGAGAAGGTAAGAAGGGTTATGAAGGAGCTTGGTGTATCGGAAAATGATATGCGGACGAATAATATGGCTGTTGTTGTAGGATTGTTTCAAAAGGCAATCAAGGGCGATGTATTTGCCTTCAATGCTATTAGAGATATTAGGGGCGAGAAGCCTATAGATGAAACAAAACTAACTGGGAGTATGGACAACCGTATAGAGATAGGCTTTGTTGAAACAGACGCAGAGCCAGTGAGTGAAGAAAGCGAGGTCGATGTATGATAATGCCATTTAAGGTCATTGGTCCGTTATTCAGGGCTAATGTGGATAAGGCTGCAAGGGTGTATATAAATCAGGGGGGCACATCCTCTGGAAAAACATACACGATAATGCAGGTACTTATCTATGTGGCTCTTCAGGAGGCTGGGAGCATAACCACGGTAGTAGGTCAAGACTTGCCGAACTTGAAGGTAGGTGCGCTTCGTGATGCTAAGACGATATTAGCTGGTTCGGACTGGCTGGCTGGTTACTTTGATATGCACGAGAGCGAGCACTACCTTCGATGTAAGAATGGCTCTATTATAGAATTTAAGAGTTATAAGGATGAGCAGGACGCGAAAAACGGTAAGCGTGATTATTTATTTGTGAACGAAGCAAACGGAATACCATACGAGATATACTGGCAGCTGGCTATTCGTACTCGTAGGAAGATATGGATAGACTACAATCCTTCGGAGCGGTTCTGGGTGCACAATGAAGTAAAGGGGCGTAAAGGTGTGAAGCTGATTATATCAGACCACAGAGGCAATCCCTTCCTATCTAAGGAGGAACATGAACGCATCGAGGGTATAGAGGACGTGGAACTCTGGAAGGTGTACGCACGTGGTTTGACGGGTAAGCTATCTGGTGTTATCTTTCCCAACTTTCGTATTGTGGATAGTCTGCCAGAGCGTGCAAGCTGGAAGATACAAGGGTATGGGCTGGACTTCGGGTTTACGAACGACCCGACGGCTTTGGTACACTGTATTATTGCTCATGGGGAGTTGTGGACCGACCTCGCAATATATGAGACTGGGCTAACAAACCCAATGATAGCAGAGAATGCAAAAGAAGCTGGATTGACGAAGGCAGATCAGATAATAGCTGACAGTGCAGAGCCTAAGAGTATAGCGGAGCTTCGTAATGCTGGATTGTGGGTAATACCAACGGTCAAGGGAGGAGATAGCATCACGGTGGGTATTGACATACTGCATCGCTATAAATGGAACGTCACACGGCGTTCAATAGGCATGATTGAGGAATTACAAAGCTACAAGTGGAAAAAGGACAGAGACGGGAAGAAAACGAACACACCCGTTGATAAGTTCAATCACGCTATAGATGCCACGAGGTACTTTGCCCTGATGAGGCTTAACGTTAAAAGGGTTGGAGGACCAAAGGCACACGTTATAAATCTTGATTAGATATGGGAGAGGAAGAGACATTCAAACATTGGATAGTGGTAGCCACATTTAGTAAGGATATTGAAAGGCTGGAGCTGGAGAAATGCACCCGGCCTTTGAAGGTTGGAAAGATACACACCCCTTCCAATCTCGATGATATGACTATAGGGCAAATGGTGCAGATGAGCGACTGCAAGACTGGTGCGCAGCTCTTCTATGGCGTGTGCAAGGTGCTGTTGGAAATGGAAGCAAAGGAGGTTGACAAATGTTCCGCTGCGGAGGTAGTTCGCTTTGTTGGGTGGGTACTTGGCAAGGTTAAGATTATTAACGAGCTGTTCGATAAAGCAAAGAACAAACCGAGCGATGAAGAGATAAGGGCTGGTATCAATCAATTAAAGTTTGGCATCTTTGGTCTGATTGACTGGTATGCACTACGAATGGTATTACAGACCACGAAGAGGTAACCAATGTGCCATGGGGTCGTGTATATAAGTGTCTGGATATGGACACGAGGACAAACGAATATAAAAAGAAACTTCAAAAGGTATATGAAGATGAGCATAGAAAGTAAGATACGAGAGATAGCGAAAGAGAAGTTCCCATCGTTTAGTTATGTGTTTGAGGACTGGAACGGAGCAGCGGAGCAGATAGATAGGGTTTCCCTTCCTGCTATTATGTGCATCCTTCCTGTAGGTGGTTACTTGAAGTTTAGCCGAGGGATGGTAAAGGACTGCGAGGACTGCATGCTCGCCTTTGTTGATAAGGTTTCCCGTGATGCTAACGGGGAGGATAACGAGCGGGTGTATAGCTCTATGAAGGAGACGGCAGCCAGCTTCATTAAGGCTTTGAATGAAAGCCACTATTTCGAGCCTATAGATGGGAATGTGAAGTACACTACGATACTGGAGAGCGCAAGCGCATATTTTACGGGTGTGTTTGTAGAGCTTACACTGAAAGAGTTGCAGGGGGCTTGCTTATGATGAAGGGTGCAGTAAGTGTTATCCTGACCGAGGAACTGGAGGCGCTGAAAAAGAAAATCATAACACAACACTTTGGTGCTGGACAAAAAGCCAGTGGAAGGACAGCTGCAAGTCTAAGGGTAGAAGCTACAGAGGACGAGGGGACGTTATATGGTCGTAGTCCATTTGGCACTCTGGAGACTGGTAGAAAGCCGGGGAAAACACCGCAAGGCTTTCAGAAGATTATTCGAAAGTGGATGGCTGATAAGGGTATCGAGGCAGCGCCTATCCCCTACAAGACTGATAGACAACATAAATACACGCCACAAGAGAGGGGCAATTTATCTCTTTCTTTTCTGATAGCAAGGAAGATTAAACGAGAAGGTACGAGTCTATTTCGTAAGGGTGGCAGGGCTGATATATACTCGAATGTAATACCAGCAGCTACAGAGAGGATAAAGAGCCGTGTCGTAGAACTCCTTAAACTGGATGTAGAGAATATCAAACTTAATAATGTCGAAGTATGAGAGAAGTAACGAAAAATGGGGTTACGCTGGTGTACCCTGATGAAATAGGTTTTGCCTTCAATCCATGTTTGCTGATTGCATCCGGTGATAAGCTGGCGAAGATGTCAATAGTCATAAGCTCTGGAAAGAGAAAGGAAACGATATGGCTGGAGGCTATGGCTGGCAGGTGCTATGCTGATGTAAGGGAGTATATACAGACTTTCTTTGACATAATGGTATTTAGCGTAGTGGACTACGAGCGAGAAGGTAAAACAGAAATGGGCAAAAGAGTATCGTTTACTATTATTGGGACAAAGGAAGATGATGCTAACACGGTGGTTTCGTTTTCATTTGAAGTGTTCTATATCTGGGGAGCGTTGAAGGTAGGAGGACAGGAAGTCTATAATAGTTATCGTACCCTTACTTGGTTTCGTGGATTCCCGTTTACAGTAGGTGTGTATGCTGCTGGGGGTGGTTCTATTATGTTCAGCAAGGATGGTGTGGCTGATAGGTTCGTTAATTTACCTGAGCAGGGGGTGTGGAATATCCCGATGAAGAGCACGGACGATGCAAAGAGATATTACTTGTTGAGCGATTGTACAGGTGCATTTGTCGAGGTTACATTTGATAGTACCTTCGATATGACCTTCCGGTATAGTAATGTAGGTTCTAAGACGGAAAAGATACGCATTAACATTGTGGACGATTACGATGAAGGGTACTATCTTCGTTGGATAAATCGGCATGGGTTCTACTGCTACTATCTTTTTAAGTCTGGTGATGAGGCTCGGAAGGTGACGAGTGATGGCGCATTTATGCGCAACAATCTTTTATCTTATGATATGAATTACGGATATCAAGGCTATACGGTAGGCAGCAGAGAATGAACAGAGAAGACACGATACCAGTATGTGCACCATTGGTTGATAGTGATACGTGGGATATGCTCTTCGATATAGCTACCAGTCCTTGCGTAGATTTGTTTGCAGGCTATCAAGAAGGCGCAGCGAAGTGGTTGCCTGTTACTATCGTTTCAGGCTCTTACACAAAAGCAAAAGAGGTACTACAAGACTTTGTTTGCAGCATTGTGATGCCTGATGTACCCATACAAAAGTTATAGGATATGAATGACGAAAGGTTATATATAGATGGCGAGTTAGTGGATATTGACGATAAAACAAAAATCACGATGGATATTAAGAGTAATCTTTTTCGTGATGTGTCGCAAATAGCCTCTAATAGTACCTATACGGTGAAGCTGCCGAAGACGGTAAGAAACCAAATGATATTGAAGCATACGGACATGGTTCAGGCAAGGGATAATTACCCCTACTTGATGCACACGGCACGTTATTTTCGTAATGGTGTAGAGATAATCAAGAATGGAAGGTTAACGATACTACAGGTTACCGATACGGCTATAGAAGTGTGTATCGTCTGGGGGTTATTCTCACAATTTAGCAGCCTAATAAGTAAAGGGACGGCACTCAACGAATTGAAGAGTAATGATAAGATACTCTACAATCTTGCTAATGAGGTTAATCGGTTCGAGGATGTAAAAGAAAAGCCATACTTCTATGCAGGTTATAATGTATGGAGATATGAGAACGAGGAAGATTTAACGTGGCGGACTGGTTTATCTATGGTTTCGCCAGGAGGAAGACGAGACGGAGATAAAAAGACATGGTTTGAATACAGGATGTCATTTGGTGGTCAAAGAGACCCTAATAGGAAAGGTTTGCCACTCCTTCACCCTGTTGTACGTGTTCCTTTTGTGCTTTCACTCATCAAGTCACAGATGGGTGTAGATTTTCGTTTCCACGAAGAGGCGCAGGAATATATTAATACCCTTGTGTTACCTCTAATCAATCGTAAGGCAAACGAGTTAACATCTGAAGGGGCTTTTAATGGTACTTTTGACCCTATGAGCAGGCAGCAGGGGCGGATGACACTGAATGTAACAGGAACGAGTAGTGTAATTGGAGAGCAAAGTGGAAGCAGGGTAACTGCTATTACCGTAACTACTGATGCTACGTTGATATTCGATATATCTGCTGAATGGTCTTTCGAGCTTGGAGGAAGTATAAAGCCTGTCGGTACTGCTAACCACTGTGGAGGCGGAGAGAATGATAGGTACAATTTCAGAAGCGGATGTGTGTTAAGAATGACAATAACGAAAGGAGAGCAGCAGGAGGTTTACGATATGGGAGAGAAGCGAGATGTCTTTTCTGTTGTAGTTCCAAAGGGTTATAGGGGTGAATGTCGATTTAACAATACTGGTTATGGAAAGATAGAAGTAGTAAAAGGAAGTACCATTACATTTGACTGGGTGGATGCTACAAACTTTCCTAACATGAAAGTATTAGAAGGAACTATTAAGGCTACGATATCTAAGGGAGAGAACGTTCCAGACGGTGGTTTCTTTCCTATTGCTTATAACCTACCAAAGATAAAGGTTATCGACTTTGTGAAGTTTCTAACAGCTATTACAGGCTCTTTCCCATTACAGATAACAGAAGATGGTATCGTTAGGCTTGCACCGCTATCTAAGATATGGAAGCGTAGAGATGAGGCAGTAGATTGGACGAATAAGATTATTGCACCTACAAGCGAGAATAAGCCTTCTGAACTCAATTATAAGGTTGAGAACTATGGGCAGCATAACCGCTATAAGTGGAAAGCTGATGACACGGTAAAAGGTCATTATGATGGCGATCTGAAAATAAACAACGAAACCCTTGATGTCGAGAAAGTAATGTACGAATTCCCGTTTGCTGCTACTGATGGAAATTCAGTGCCTATGTACAAGGTAGAATTCGATATAAGCACAAAGGATGGTTCTGCGTTTGGAGATAAGAGAGGAGATGGAAAAAAAGACGAGATAGAAAAAACAAAAGAGCCTTCTTATACGGCATGTAAGGACAGAATATTAAGGCTGCGTGCGGATGGAGAAGGGTTAGCGGTAGCTTACTTCGATATCAACATGCAGGATATTCTGGATGATAAGTATAAGGATGTAGCACGTACCCTACAGCAACCAAAGGTAATTAAGGAGAAGGTATTAATGCGAGATATAGAGCTGCTTAATTTCGACGAAACAATACCTGTGTATCTTGCGCAGTACGGGGCTTACTTTGCGGTGACAGAAATAAGGTCTTCAAGTAATGGTATTGCAGAGGTAACGATGTTACAATTAGTGTTTGAGTAAATGATAAAGCTATGAGTACAGAAGAAGAGAAGATATTAAATATCAAAGTGAAGTATGAGGACGCTATATATGGTATTCTCAGATACAAAGAGAAGCTACAGGAGTTATCGGAGACGGAGAATAAGTTAAAAGATGACTTCAAGAATGGCAAGATTACCTATGATGAGTATGCTACAACCATTACTGCTATTGGTGAGCAGGTAAAGGACTATAAGGGTACCGTCAGGGAACTATCAAAGGAAGTACAGAATAATATCAAGACGGAGAAGGAGCAGGAAGGCTCTTTGAGGTCTTTGAGAGCGCAGCTAAGCAACGCTACAAAGGCGTATGACAGCCTTTCGGAAGCTGAACGTAAGGGAGCAAAGGGACAGGAGCTAAAGAGGCATATAAACGAAATTACGGATAAATTAAGGGGCGCAGAGGAAGAGACGCAGAGGTTTTATCGTAGTGTAGGTAGCTACGAGGAAAGCATCAAGTCTGCCCTTGGTGTAAACAACAACTTTGCCAATTCTATTATGCAGATGGCTTCAAATGGAAAGGGGTTATCTGGTGTATTCGATGGAGCGATAACAAGTGCAAAGGCTTTTGGTTCTACGCTTATGGGCTTTATGACGAATCCTGTGTTTCTGTCTCTGGCTGGCATTGCAGGGGCTGGTGTGGCTTTCAAATGGTTCTTTGACTATAACAAGGGAATAGAAGAAAGCACGAGGCTTACAAAGGAGTTTCTTGGGCTTACTGGTGAAAATCTAAAGGCTGTAAGAAGTGAGATACAGGCAACGGCTGACACATACGGTAAGGACTACAAGGAGACACTGGAGCTGTCGATGTCCTGACTTCGCAATATGGATATGACACGCAGGAGGCTATCAAGATTATAAATGATGGTTTCCAAAGCGGTGCGGATCTTAACGGTGATATGATAGCTAAGATTAAGCAGTACGCCCCTGCTTTCCACGATGCTAATATATCAGGCAAGGAGTTGGTAGCTACTATCCAGCAGACACGAAGCGGTATCTTTAGCGATAGTGGCATGGCACTTATCCAGATGGGTAGCAAGAAGATTAGGGAAATGAGTACAGCCACGGCAGGGGCTTTGGATGCTATCGGTATAAGCTCTAAGAAGGTACAGGCCGACTTGGAGAGTGGAAGCAAATCAACCTATGATGTTATAAAGATGATTAGCACGCGGTTGAAGGAGTTGCCCCAGAACTCACAGGCTGTGGGTGCTGTCTTGAAAGATGTCTTTGGCAGACAGGGGCTAATGCCGGCTTGAAGATGATTGAGCAGCTTGATACGATGAACACAGACCTCGAAAAGCTGAAGGACACCACAGGAGAGTATGGAGAGAAGATGAACGAGCAGAGAGAGGCCAATGAGGAACTTAATAGGGTTCTGGCTGCTATGTTCGATATGAGCGATAAGGGCTTTGGAGAAATGCTTATCTCGGTTAAGACTTTGACGATACAGGGTATTACTAAGCTACTGAAGGGGGTTATAAATGTTATCAACTACTTTATTGACTTATACAATGAGAGTAAGGTCGTAAGGGCTGGAGTGCAGGCTATTGTAGTGAACTTCAAACACCTATGGAGTACGGTTAAGTTGGTGTTTAATCTGATTATCGATGCTGTTAAGGGTGTCGGTAGGCAGTTAAAGGGATTGGCTGATATTGTAGAGGGTATCGTTACTTTCTCCTTTGATAAGATAAAGAGTGGTTTCAACCAGATAACGAGTAGCTATGCAAAGACAGTCAAGGAAGGCTGGAAGGATATTAAGAGCTTTGCAAAGGAGGGGGCTGCAAATACGATGGATGCTATTAACAGTGTTATCAAGAACAAGAAGATAGCGCATATCGAGATACCTATTGCGGTAGCCGGAGAAGCTGATAAGAGCGGCGAGAGCGTTCCAAATGGCAAAGGTGGGATAACTACAAAGAAGGGAAAGAAGAAAGGCAAGAACGGTAAAACTGGGAAAAATAACACTATCTCTGCCAAGGAAATGGCCAAGAAGGAGGAAGCGGAGATAAGGAAAGCCGAGGACTTGTTGGCTCAACTGGTGGAGCAGACTGCAGAGCAGAGAAGGAAGCAGATCGAGGTGCAGTATGATAGGCAGATAGAGGATTTACGGAAGAGGCTGGCGACCGAGAAAGGGCTATCTGTGAATGCAAAGAAGGCTATCACTGCACAAATGGTTGCTTTGGAGCAGATAAAGGAGAAGAAACTAACGGAGTTTGATTTGACCGTTAAGGATGAGGCTATCAAACGGGAACAGGTCTATATTCAGAATATGCTTGCATCTGTCGAGAAAGGCTCAAAAGAAGAATATCAGCTAAAGATTAAGAATATCAAAGCAGCTTATCAGTTGGAACTTGATGAGGCTACTAAGCAAGTGATGAGTGAGAAGGAGAAGAATGACCTACTCGCATCTATCAATGCCAAATACTATGAGCAGGAGCAGCAGGCGTATAGGGACTACCATAACAAGCTACAGGAAGAGCAGACGAAGGCTATAGAGAACCGTTTCAAGGCTAAGATTTTAGAGACACAAATCAACTCTAACGGTACGGATGAGCTGGGTGTGTTGCGGTTACAGATGGAAGAGAAGCAAGCCCTACTGGAAGCAGCACAGCAGAAAGAAGGAGAGACGATAGAAGCCTTTAATCTTCGTAAGTTGCAATTAGCAGAGGACTATCGGCAGGCGAAGAAAGCTGTTAACGATAAAGAGGTTGAAATAGAGAGAGGAAAATATGAAGCTATTGCGGGAATGATAGGAGCTACTCAACAGGTAGCAGAGGCTTTCGGCGAGCAGAGTAAGGGAATGGCCAAGGCTTCAAAGGTTCTTGCTTTGGCTGAAATAGCAATAAATACTGGTGTTGCTCTGGCGCAAGGCATAAAGCAAGCCCAAAGCGTACCTTTCCCTGCGAATATAGCAGCTATTGCAACGACAGTGACTACTATCCTTGCAAATGTGGTTTCGGCTATCAAGACTGTTAAATCAGCCAAATTTGCCTCTGGTGGTCTGGTTACTGGTCCGGGAAGTGAGACGAGCGATAGCATACCAGCGCATCTCTCTAATGGAGAGAGTGTACTAACAGCACCAGCGACACGAATGTTTGCCCCTGCCCTATCAGCGTTTAATCAGATAGGTGGTGGCGTGCCTATCATAGGACAAGGCGGAAACTCACAGCAGATTGGCGAGGAGTTCTTAGCACGAGCTGTAGCAAGGGGTATGGCGATGATGCGAGGCCAGTGGTTAGTGTAGAGGAGATAAACAGCACTGCTGGAAGAGTGGAGACGATAGAAAGGGTTGCAACGATTAAATAATAAAATTATGACACAATATGATTTGTTGAGGACAGCGGAAAGCCTGCTAACAATCCTTACTGCAAATGATATAGATGCAAGGGATGTGAAGTATTTAGATTTATATAAAGACTTCGTTCGATTGAAGGAAGAAGGGCACAAGGTAGGCTATGTGGTCTATTATTTGAGCCAACAATACGAATGTAGCGAGGCTACCGTTTACAGAGTGGTTAAGAGAATGACGCAAGATATTCGATAGTTTTCATACGATTTGTTTTAGTTACGAGGTGTTCTGTCTGTGAAGATAGGACACTTTTTTATTTTTCGCAGGGAATGAGAGTAAAGAATAAGAAAAGTAAAGACTCTTTTTATAAATATAAAGTAAATTTGTGGATAAAATATATACTATGGCAGTACTAAAGATTTATAATGACATTCAAACCGAGAATGAAAAGAACATTTGCAAGTTCTGGGGTGATGTCGAGGGTGTGTGCTTTAAAGATGTTGATGAGTTCTGCGAGAGCATCCCCGATGATGATAATGCTATAGATGTACGATTACATTGCGATGGTGGCTCTGTCGTTGAGGGATGGGGTATTTATGACCGATTGCGTGCTACTGGCAAGGTGATAACTTGCACGGTGGAAGGTAATGCAGCATCTATGGCTACGGTAATTTTGATGTCAGCCCCTAAAGAGAGGAGAAGGGCATATAAGAGTGCGCTAATATGTGTGCATAACCCGTGGGTGCCAGCTTATGCCCTGGGTGATACTCTTACAGCAGCAGAGCTGGAGAAGGCTGCATCGGATCTGAAAGAGACACAAAATAAAATGCTCGACTTGTATGTGGAGCGTTGCGAGTGTAACAGAGAAGAGATGCAAGCTCTGATGGATGAAGATAAGTATATCGGAGTTGATAGGGCTATGGAACTCGGCTTGATAGGAGAAATAATTGCCCCAGCTTCAGCCAAGAAGCAAGTTAGTGTTTAATAACAAAAATAATAAGAAAATGGCAAAAGAAAAAGATGAGAAGGTAGAGGTGAAAGCCTCTTTACTGGACCGTGCGCTGGCGAAGCTGGGTTTGAAAAACATTGACGAGCTGGCAAAGGGTATGGATTTATCCACGAGTGATGGTCAGACACTGACCGTAGAGAGAGAAGAAGGCGAGCCGCAGGTTGGAGATAAGGCAAGCTGATGGAACGTTCGTTATGCCTGACGGTAAGACTATCGTCGTGAAAGGTGGTGCTATTACTGACATTCAGACCTCTTCCAATGGAGGTGATGAAGGAGGTGAAGGCTCGGAGCTGGAACAACGTGTTGCGGAGCTGGAAAGCGAAGTGAAGGAGTTACAGAAGAAGCTGGAGACCTCGGAGAATGCTCGTAAGCAGGCAGAAGCTATGGCTAAGACGCAGGAAGAATTACGCATCCTCAATGCTGTAAAGATTGCAGGGGGCGAGAAAGCGTTGGCGAATATCTCTTCAAGCTACAAGCCTGCACCACGTAAACCAGAGGGAACGAACGCCTCTAAGAAAGCAGAGGAACAGGAGGTTGAGTCGCCTATGCGAAAAGAGATTGAAGCCCGTAGGAATGGGACTTACAAGAAAAAGAAGTAAACTAAGAAGGAGAAAAGAAAATGACAAAGTTTTTTGAAAACATTTCGGTAAACCCGAAGGATGTTACGGACCTTAAAGAGGTTATCCCTTTGAGTATTGACCAAGATGAGGAATTTCAGCGTTTCACTCACCTGATGAAGGTGAAGAATGGAGACCCAGTAGCCTTCCTCGGAGATATGGATGATGTGGGCATCAAAGGAAGCGGTTGCGACCCGACATATCAGGAGGTGGGTATCGCCAACTCACAGAAGCGCTGGACGCTGGGTGATTGGCAAATCCCAATCAAGATTTGCTACGAGAGTTTAAAGGGCACGATAGCCGAGTACACATTGAAGACTGGTACACCAGTCGGAGATTTGACGAGTACAGAGTTCATGACTTATATCATCCGCCCAGCTCTGGAGCGTCAGATGAAGAGAATGATTTGGCGTTTTGGTTGGTTTGGAGACACTGGGGCAAAGGATGTTGCAGGCGGTGGTACTCTTACCACTGGTACAAAGACAGAGCTTTTCACAACGTGTGATGGTCTGTTTAAGCGCATCTTCACTCAGTGTGCAAGCAAGTCAAACCAGCTTACTGCTATTGAAGCAAACAGCAAGACCACATTTGCAGAGCAGAAGAAGGCTATCCTCGGTAAGGGTGTAGCTACTGGCATTCTTGATAATCTGCTGATGGATGCAGACAGCCGTGTATCTGCTGATAGTGGTGCGGTGGTACTGCTTACAAAGGGTTTGGCTGATGCTCTGACCTACGACATCAAGAAGTGCTATACACAGATTATGCCGTGGGAGACTATTTTCGATGGTCTTGATGTGGCTACCTACAACGGTGTAACGTTGGCACGTGTGTCTATCTGGGACCGTATGATTATGGCATACGAGAACACCGGTACAATGCTCAACAAGCCATATCGTGCAGTGTATGCAAATATCAACCAGTTGCAGGTTGGTACTGATGCAGACGGTCTGATTTCAGACCTCGATATTTGGTTCGATAAGAAGGAGCGTAGAAACTATATCTACTCTACTGGTCGTATCGGTACACAGATTTTGGAGGATGATATGTTCCAAGCAGCTTACTAAGGAGGATTAAATTATGGCAGGAATATGTGATAGTATTATCAATAAGGGCATTGAGCAGAATTGTGAAAGTCCTATCGTAAAGGGTCTGGAGGCCGATGCGATTATCTGCAATCGTGCAGATGTAGATTTCTCCCAGTGTGTGTTTGATGAGACCTTCAAGAATATGTTGAAAACGTTAATCTTGAAGAGTGGAAAGAAGGGCTATCCTGTGGTACAACAGGGTAGCAAGCCTTTCACCGGCACAAAGATTTCATTAGCTACTGGAACGTATCGGAATACGTTCACTAACGAGATTGCTATTGCCGTGCTTGATAATGGTCCAGATGTGGCACAAAACATCATTGACGGACTTGCAAACGGCTCTTTCGTGCTCATTACTAAGAATGTGCATAAGGGAGAAGGTGGAAAGGCAGAGTATCAGGTCTATGGTTATTATCAGGGCTTGCGTGCTACGGCTATCGAGAGTGATAAGTATAGCGAAGATACGGACGGAGGTTGGCTTGTAACCTTACAGGAGACGAGCGCACCAAAGTCTGCTTTGTTCTACTACAACAAAGACTCTAAGACTACGGAAACGCAGTTTAAGAGCTTGCTAACAGAAGCCGGATAAATGGAACTGGCCGAAGTAAAAAAGACTATCGAGGATTTGAAAGGGCGCTTTGATGCCCCTTTCGGATCTTCTGATAAGACTACGATAGAAAACCTTTATTATGAGGTTATCGGTAAGACTTTCGTACCCACTTCGTGCCAACAGTGTTACCATGATGGGCTTATAGAGATTTATCATTACATAAAAAATAACGGTAAAATGGCAGAAAAACTTAATTATAGATTGAAGGCTGGAGCTATTATCAACTGCCCGGCGTTTATGAGTGGTAAGGTGTTCTCGAATGACAATCTTACTGATGATGTCGCAGAGAAGTTTCTGAAGCAGTTCCCTGACAATGTAGAGTTATTCCAGAAAGTGCCCAAGGCTAGCGGCGCAGGAAAAGGAAAAGTACCCAAGAAGGATGCCACCGGCGCAGGAACTGGTGAGGATAAGTAAAGATTAGAAAGAAGGGCGAAAGATGAATGTAAAGACTGCAAAAAAACCACAGAAGCGTGTAGATGTAAACTACGAACAGCGTTTTAAGATGCAACGCTATGGTAGCGATAACCTCTATCCACAAAATATCGTGGATATTACCAATGCGTCAGGCACAGCTAAGTTATGCCTATCCCGTTACGAGAAATTTGTAGAAGGCTACGGCTTCAATAACGAAGCTTTCTCAGAATGGAAAGTAAACAGAGACGGGGTAACGATGGATGACCTTCTGAAAAGCGTAGCAGGAGACCTCACCCGCTTTGGTGGTTTCGCTCTTCAAATTAATTACAATGTTCTGGGGCAGGTAACGGAGGTTAATTACCAGCCTTTTGAACAATGTAGGTTGGAAGAGACGGACGATGCTGGGGTGGTGTCTCATATCCTGACACATATCGATTGGAAAGGCGAAAAGACAAAGAACGGTCAACGGCAGATGGTGAAGATAAGAATATCACCAGATTTCCTGTATTCGATCCAAATCCAATGGTCGTAATGAGACAGATAGAAAACTGCGGAGGTATTGATAATTATAAAGGGCAGATATTGTGGCTATCTATGGATGGTAAGTATCAATATCCAACACCTATTTATGACGCTGTCATAACGGAAATTTCGACCGATGAAGGGTTGGGAAATATTAAGTATCGGAATGTTCGTAACAACTTCCTTGTAGCCTGTATGCTGGTCACCAAGAAGGGGCTGCCTCGTGTAGATGAGAACGGTAAGGAGGTCGAGCAAAAGATGATTTCCGATGAAGATATGAAGCAGTTTCAAGGAGATACACGAGGTTCAAAAATAATGATGGTTGAGCTGGAGAATGACGAGGACGAGCCGAAGGTGGTTCAGTTCCCGGCACGAAACTTTGATAAGGAGTTTACGGTAACTGATGAAAGTGTGGTCGAGCGTATTTATTCACAGTTCCATCAGGAATTATTCTACTCTATCCGTATCGGTAAGCTGGGGTTCTCTGGTAATGTTATGCGTGATGCCTACGAGTATTATGCTGGTGAGGTTACTAATGAGCAAAGATTTATCGAGAGAGCATTTACGATGCTGTTTGCTAATTGGTGTGATAAGATGATACCGCAAGATTTCTCTATCAAGCCATTAAAATATATCTCTGCTGATAAAAATGATAAATATAATGGCGAATGAGCATTTAATAACGGTAGAGAGGTTCAAGGAACTTGCTCGGCCTACATCAAAGCATATTGACGATGGAGAAGTACAGACATTTATTCGTGAGTGTGAAGATATATATATTATTCCGGCTATTGGTTTGGCGCGTTTCAAGGCTTTACAAGAAGATGAGCAAGAGCCTAAAAATATAACGTTGCTTGACGGTGGAGAGTTCACGGATAAGGGGGGAGGGTTAAAGAAGTGTTCAGGCTTACGGTTAGCCCTTTCTTATTTCGTGTATGCTAAGATGGTAATGTCAGATGGAGGATTGCTCACCCGTACTGGTTTAATGCAGCATAACGATAGCTATGCGTCCAGAGAGGACGATAAAAACAGGGTGAGGATGTATAACGATGCTATGGAAGTAGCAGAGACCTATCTGGGCTCGTGCCTGGCATACTTGAAAAGTGTAAAAGGCTCGAGTGTAAAGCCAGTAAGAGGAACGAGATTAAGAATTCATGCTATAGGAGATTAAAAGATGACAAAAGTAGAAGACTTGCGCATACTTGCACAAACAATCAAGAATGAAACTAAAGTAGGTGGTAACACCGCTGAACGTGTAGGCAATGCCTTTGAAGGCATTGCAGATGCTCTGGAGGGCAATGAACAAAAAATTAATGATATTTCAAAAAATACCATTAACAAAAAATCTATAGAACAAACCGCAGGTGACAGCGAGACGAGTGTGATGTCACAGAAGGCAGTGACAGAGGCACTGAAAAAGGTGAATATAAAGACAAAAGACGGCAAGACGCTGCAGGATGTGTATGATAATATAATACATATCAAATCTGAAAAGAAGGAAGAAGCCCCATTAGTCTATGAGCTGATAAAAGATGTTATTTGGGATTATCAGTACAATCAGAGTTCTTTAAAGGGCTATACATCTGCTGTAATTGATATTCCTAATGATGCAGAAGTTATTTTATTAATGGCTGATTCTTATAACTGTTATACTGCATTTACTGATGACAACAGAAATGTTATAGGAAATAACATAAGAATATCTGCAACAGACGGATTAGTAAGATATGAAGTTCCCAAAGGAGCGACAAAGCTATATGTATCAAACATCATATATGCATCATATATCAAGAAGGTAGGTATTGCATTTACAGATGAAAAGTCTACATCAGACGGAAGCATGATTCCTACCAGTATAGTAACATCTGAAATTTCCAATATGCACAAAGGCTACCCGTTTGAATGGGCAGACATGGATAATTATTCTAATATCGGTTATTATACAGGGACAAATATATGGCACGAATCTACGCACGGTCATGCTATTAAAGTAATTTCTGGAGCCTATTATGAATTAAAGGCAAAGAAAGAATACGATTTTAAATTCATGGTTACGAGAAATCTTGCCAAAGGTGAATATGTACAGATGTGCAAAGGGCTGACCTTGCAAACCGTCCCCAAAGGAACAACCATAACAATTCATATTCCATCTGACGGAAAGTATTTATTTGTTGATAATGGAGCGTCCTATACCGATAGAAAAACAGAGAATCTTCCATCTATAAGATTGGTTGAATATACATCTTGTGAAGAATATAATATTCTTGACGTAACTGATAAAATGCCTGTTATTAAGTCCCAAAGTATTATAATCAATAATAATAATTGGGTGTGGAATTATGGAGGGGTTGCCATCAAGGTAAAGTCAGGGCGCAAGTATTTGATAAGGACAGATAGAACTTGTAGTTACAAATATGTGAAAAGCATTTTTGTAACTCAGTTTGAAAATAAAATACTATATGCAGATGTGGTAATCGCTTCTCCTAAATACGATGGCTCATTTGAGAAGAACGCTCCTCAGTATATAACAGTTCCTGAAAATGCAGAATACATCGTTTTTGATAACCCGAAAATAGAAAATATAAAGATTAGGCTTACAAGTTATGTGGATTATTTGGATTTTATGAAAGATATTGGCAGAGACTATTCTTCAGATAAGAAAATTCAATTACCATTCCCGTCTGTAATGCCGAAGGTGAACATAAATATTCAAGACACATCGAAAGAAAAAACAAAAAAAATAAACACTACAATAGAGTATCTCGATGCCAATGGAAACTATTTCATCAAGCCATGTACGGTCAAACTTCAAGGTAATACAACAGCTGCCTATGTGAAAAAAAGCCAAGCCGTAGAAATCACGGACGGGAGTAAGATCAGATTTGGTAATTGGATATTCCTTGATGAATTTCATTTGAAAGCATATTATAATGATGCACTCAAATGTTATAACAATGTAGGTTATGACATTGCAGAAGATGTGATAAGATATGTAGATTCAAGACCATGTCGGCTCAAAATGAAGAATACTACTATTAATAGTGGTGAGGCCGATGTGTCACTTGGATATAATAATGCCTTGTGTCACCCATCGTGTTTTCCCGTTATGTTGTACTTAGGTCAGGAATTTTATGGCATCTATTCTATTGCTATCAAGAAAGACAGAAATAACTACCTGATGAAGAAGAATAATAATCGTGAAATTCATTTAGATGGTACTGTGTTGTTTGGGGATACTCCTAATTGGACAAGCTTTGAAATAAGGAATCCAAAAAGCAGAAAGGGTGGTAAGGGATTATATCTTACTGATGGTACAACTCTTTATAACGGTGATGCTCCACAGGAAATAATTAGCAGTGATTCTGACGCATATGATGCGGTTAATGAAGACCATATATATACTGATAATGTAAAAAAGGCTATTGTCGATTTTATTCAATCTCCTTTAACATTGCAGAAAGTCGTATCAAAAAATACAGATATAGCTGCCATTAAAAAAGAGATAGAAAAACATTATGATGTAAATGCAATCATCACCCACCTTGTCACAAGTGACTTTATAGACAATTACGACGGTTATACAAAGAACGCAGAATGGCTTACGTACGATTCAAAGATATGGTCTCCATCATTCTACGACATGGATTCCCTGTTTGGCAGACACTATACAGGTTGGCAAGTGTTTCATAACCCTGATTATCATGCTTTCACATACGGTTCTGCCGTTACATGGAAGAAAGGAGATTTCAGAACACCGTATGGTATAGTGATGAAGTATTTTTTTGAAGAAATCAAAAGCACTTATAGAAGGCTCCGTAATGCCGGTATTCTTTCTGTAGATAATGTCATGAATAAAATCTATTATTATGTTGGAATGATAGGTGAAGAAGGGTATAAGGAAGAGTTAAAAAGATGGGCATTGTGCCCTGCATTCAGACCTGACAAGAATACCGCTGTAGAGGGAGATAAGTTCCCTGATGGCACAGTGTATCCTGATAAGACCACTTATCAAGATGGTACAATGACTAACAAGGGTATGTATGACACACCAGAGCGTATAAGGCTTTGGATGCAGGACCATGTTAGCTGGCTTGATATAGAATATCAATATACAGAGTAACTATAAAAAAAATGACAAATGGATAAAGGAATACGAAACACGCTTTTGGGTGTTTTGGGTACGGTTATAATTGCATTCGTTGGAGCGTGGGTGCAGTTAAACTCTCGTATCTCCATTTTGGAGGTGCAAGTGAATAACGACCACCTGCTCTATAATGAGAACAACAGAAAGGCTCAAGAAAATATGAAAGAGATTAAGGATAAGCTCGATGAGATAAACGTTAAGGTAACGCACCTTAACGATGTCAAAATGGACCGTCCAGATATACCGAAAGGAGGTGGTATTTGAAACGTTTAAAGACTTTATCAGGGAGGTGGAGGGCTACTACACCCCACTTCTTTAAGCGAATAATTTATATAGGTTCCATAGTTAGTGGTGTCGCCCTTGCTATACATGTAGCTCTGGTTGCTGGTGGTGCTGTCGAGCCTCAATGGTGGCAGGATGTATATCCTTATTTAATTGGAGTTCCAGCAGGTATGGCTGCGGTGGCGAAACTGACTAAGGAGGATAACGAACAAAAATAATAGAGTATGGCAAAATTAGATGTTTTAGCACCTTTCATATTTAGCTTTGAAGGTGTTTACGGTAATGACCCCATAGACCGAGGAGGGGCAACGAAGTATGGTGTAACGATAGCCACTTGGAAGAGGCAGGGCTATGACAAAGACCGAGACGGAGATATAGATGTCGAGGACTTGAAGCTCATAACCCTTGACGATGCCAAGATGATTATGCGCAAAAACTTCTGGAACAAGTGGCAGGCTGATGCTATTAAAGACCAGTCTATCGCTAATTGTTTGGTCGATTGGGTTTGGGCTTCAGGTGTGTATGGAATTAAGATACCACAGGCAAGGTTGGGTGTACTTGCTGATGGCATGGTAGGACCGAAGACTATTGCAGCCTTGAACAAGCAAGACCCGAAAGAGTTCTTTGCGTGGCTGAAAGAGAGGAGAAAGGTCTATTTAATGAAATTTGTGCAAAACCAACCAGCACAAAGAAAATTCCTGAAGGGATGGCTCAGGCGACTGGATGGCATTAAGTATGGTTTACTTGTTTATAACAATGGAAAGGAGGTGCGTTTCTGATGAAGAAGTTATTAGGAGTATTCTGTGTGACGCTGGCTGTGTGCCTATTGGCTGGCTGTAGGTCTACAAAAGTTGCACAGACGCAAATCGTACATGACAGCGTTTTTCAGACGCGAGATAGTATAGTTGTTAGGCTCATAAAGGATAGCGTCTCTGAACGAGAAAAAACGACTATACAGACGAAGCACGACACTATCAATGGGACAGACACTGTTTTCGTTATTCGCGAGAGAGTCATAGACCGATGGAGAGTGCGGGCAGACACTGTGCAAAAGGTGGTCTATATTAAGGCAGCACGAGATAGCATATATATCAAGCAGCCTGTGCAGAAGACAAAAGAGGAGAAGGAAAAATCACTATCAAAAAAAATCTTTATTGCCTCGTTAATAATCTGGATAATAGGTTTCGTGTACTTACGATTGAGAAAATAATATAGATGGTGTGGTACTGGCAAGGTATCGCACCATCTTATTTTAATCAGTTTTGGAGAATACGGCGTTCAATTCTTTTCTGTAGTAACTTGTATGCCTACGAGATTATCGAGTATTTGACGGAAAGCAACGTCGGCATGCTTTCTCATAATTTTTAAGTAGTTAAAAATCGGTCGGTTGTTCTTTACAGATTGACCGATACAATACTCTAATACTTCGAGGCTAATACCGAGGTCGAAACCATGCTGAACAAATGATTTTCGTGCTGTATAATAGCATACCTTTCGGTAATCTTGTATATCGATATCCTTTGCTAGGCTCTTTATTGAGCGAGTGACATAGGCGAGAAAATTCTTATAAGAGAATTTATAACCGAAATCAAGCCTGCCAGTATTACGATTCATCCATTTGCTTATTAGTTCCTTTGCCTCTGGCTGGAGAGTGAAAGAGATGCGTTTATCGGATAGTTTCATGTTACGGGACTTATGTCGAGTATATTCAAGAACAGATACACCCCGAAAATCTATCTCGAGAAGGTCTATAAGGTTGATGCCTCCGAGATAATAGGAGAGCATAAAGATGTCACGAGCGATCCTCTGTTTCTTTAATCGTGGTTGTGCGTCTCTGATAGCTCGCACATCTTCTACTGATATATCAAGCTCACGTTCTGGGTCTGCTGGTCGTTTCCAATACGTAAAGGGGTGTACGCTATAGGTAACGAGTTGCATTCTTATGGCACGATTAATGATTGTACGGGTCATTGAAAGGGTCATACTGATGTATGTTTGTGATACCCCTTTTCGTTTTAGCCAACGTTCGAACTCTGATATAGTAATAGTACTTATTTCGGAGAGAAATACATCACCGCCCGTAAATTCAAAGAAGAGTCTCAACGAGTTTTTAAGCATGCCAGCATAAGAGCCACGTCCATCCTCGATGAGTTCCTTCTGATATTGCTCTGATACCTGCTTAAATGTAACCGTTGAGGAATGAGTACGCATCGACTTGAGGAGGTCTCGAAGTTCCTTGCAGGTATAATCTTGGCTCA